TCGTGTGTTCTGCACCCTCATAATCACCAGTATAGGCATTGAACTTACGTTTATAGAGCACCATTTTCTCAAATAACTTAGTTGTCCCAGAAGCTTCAGCAGTCACGAACGGACTATTCATAAGCTGAATTGCATCGTCGAGTCCAGCTTCTTTACGCCTTTTACGAATTAGAGTGGCATTCGGTAATCCAAGTTGCTTTAACTTAACCATACGCTGTATTCCGTCGCTATCACGCTTACTACCATCGTGAGGGAAGAAGTGATACCCATAATTACCAGCATACGGCAGACTATTAATAAACTGGACTAGTAGCTTATCGTTTACAACATGAGTCTCATACGCATCTATGATGTTCAGAAGCTTAGCACCATAGGGCTTTCCTTCTTTATCCACTTTTCTATAATATTGCCAAAATACACCAGCCGTTGAGTCTCCCCCCCCTCCTAAATCCCATGAAGTGAAAACGGGATAGTTTGGATCATAGGGGTGATTACCGATAAGACCAGACTTCCGTTTACTACTAATAATGTTACCGTAGTAGCTTGTTTCAAGTGCTTGACCCTCATCAAGCAAATACTCTTGTCGGAACATAAAGTCATTACCGTACTGAACAATACACTGTTGGCGAGCCATTTCTAGCTGTTCAGCAGTCATGTATTCAGTTGCAGGAACACGACTAGAATATTGTTTTGGATCTTTTTCAGCTGCAATACGAAGTTTTACAAAAGTAGCACCCGATACACCATCTTGTTTTGGTGTGGATTCAATGATAATTTGACCCCCATTAGCAATCACAATAGGGATAATAATGCTTAACACACCTGAATGGATATCCACAAACTCAGATAGGATATATAGTTTGATGTTGTTACCACGAAGCTTTTCAGGGTCTGCGTTTGCGCCAACAAGATCGAGTGTCGAACCATTTAGAAGCGACATCGACATATTATCTTTTGTCGAAGTGAAGCTGCTTCGCAGTGCAGGTGGAATATGCTCAATTGTCTTAAAACCGTCATTTTCAAGGTTATTCCAAAATGAACGATATCCCTGCTCAGCAGTAGGGTAAATAATCATAACACCCATTGGCTCTTCAACCATACGCTGTGCAGCGTAAACAAATGTCGTCAATCCCTTACCAGCTCGTCGTGCCCATTCAGTAACGACGAACCAATAAGGACGAATATCAGTTAGATAAGTAGATTGATACCCCCTCGGATCAAAGTGTTGGGGGACTTCCATGTCAGCCTACTTCTGGTGAGGACGTTTAGTAGAACGCTTAACTGGAGCTTTCTCTGGAGTTTCAAGTACAGGTGGCGATTCAATCTCTGGTGATTCTTCAACAGGAGTTTCGTCAACTACACCCGGCACAACTGTGTTCTCTCGATATTCAACAGGCAAATCCTCACCCAAGAAAGCCTCTAAAGAAAGATCAGGTACTTTAGTAACATCGAACTCTGGCATAGCTTCAGGACGAGCTTTAGCCTTAAGTTGGGCAACCTTTTCCTCATAACTAAGTTGGTTCTCACGACGTTGTACATTTTGTTGTTTTTCAGGATCTTTACCAAGTTCCTGTTGGTGAAGATAGTAACTCAAAAAATCTGCGTGCGTCATACCGTCAGTCGGTACTTTAGCAAATGCAGCTACCTTTTCAATCATATCGCCATCTGATTCCCATAACTCTAGCAATGCTTGAATCTCTGGTTTCAAACGAATCCCGAAGTCTTGGCCTCGATCTGAGTTCGGAGACATATTAGAGCTATTCATAAGAGCAGCTAACTTAGCTCTGTAGAACTTGCCCTCAGTTTCACGACTAATTAGATACGTTTCACCTGTATCAATATTTTCAAATATAATTCCTTTAGTTTCACTCATAATAATTCTCCTTAATCCTTATTTAATTCATCAACTAATGCGTCCAACATCGGATCACCTGTTGCTGACTTAGTGTTGCTTGTGCCACGACGAGGTGGCGTACCATTACGCTCTTCTTGATCGGCTAACTCCTCAGCTTCTTTAGCTTCTTGAGCCTCTTTAGCAGCCTTAGCATCAGCGTCTGCTTTAGCTTGTTGTTCAGTAGAAATAGATGCACGTAGATCGCTGTAAGGAGCAAGAACCGTTGAATACCAATCCTCCGGTGTCTGATTCATCTCAAGAACATATTGATTTGTCTTATCAAACTTAACCTGTGTTTGGACGTATTTAGCGGCCAATTTTTCAACTGTTTCTTTAGAAAGTGTTTTGAGAACGTCACCCCACTTAGCAAGAACTCGATCATTACCTTCAAGTAAATCAATGTTCTTTTCACCAGTCTTTTCAGCCCAATCTTCTAGCTCTTTGACATTTTGTGCCATTTTCTGTTGCACCTGTAACATGAATGAAGCAGCCTCATCATAGGTATAAGCCTCACCTGTTCGCTCATTAATAAGCCCACGATCAACAATATCTTGAGCAGTTTGGATAACTTTACCATCAGTGTCATATATCTTCTGATCTATACCTTCAGGGTGAAGAATATCAATAATCTTAGCCTTAGCTTCGCTAACCTTAGAGAAGTGTTGCTGAGTTTCAGATTCACGCTCTGCAAGTGCATCTTTGATATCTTCTTTGGTAGCATACTTAGGGGTATCATCAACCTTTGCAGCTTCAGTAGCAACCTTATCTGCCTCTTCTTTAGTATGGCGAGCTTCGGTTTCTTCTGGTGTTTCAGTAAGTTTGAGTTCAGTTTCCTTCGCTTCAGCAGCCTCAGCTTCAGCTTTTTTCTCTTCGTCAGTTTTCTCAACTACCTGTTCATCTTCACCTGTTTTATCATCAGTTGGCGGAGTTATATCATCTGTCGGTTTATCGACAAGCTTATCTTCTGGCTTTTTGTCATCAGAAGGTTCTGTCATTTGGTCAATAAATGCAGTCTCAAAATCTTCGGCCGTAGGCTTTTCAACAGTGTTATTCTCGTCCATCTTGCTTCTCCTTTACCTTCCTAATTACATTAGATATACGACTCTCCAAGCCCTGAATCTCCATTAACATTTTCTTGTTAATAATGAGCTGATTTTCTATAGTTATATCACCAAAAGCAAGTGAATCTATTGAGCGATAGTGTGCTTTCAACTCTTGTAATAGATCGTAAACTTCAACCAAAGTGGAATAATCCGCTTCGTCCTGTAGGTGTGGCTCATCTTTTGGAACTAGTTCTGGCGCAGATGACACATAATCTAGCTCGTTCAAATCATCATTCGGATTCATCTTGGATACATTTAAGCACTATCAGAATTATCAGTCAACTCTTTTTGAATTGCAATTATAAGTTGTTGAAGCAATTTCCCTGTTATTGGTTGTCCATTATCGAAAAATTCAATGTTAATAAGTCGTGCTACTTCATTCCAAAGTGCATCAGATTTAGCCACTACTGACCCGGAAGTGCTGGTTGTGCGCCACCATTAGGTGCGATGGTTTCAGGAGGTGGAGTTGGTGCATTGGATATCTGTTTGCTTGCGCCCGGTAGTGCATCTTCAATGAGGTCTTTGCCCAAAGCATCGGCGTTAGCATTAGCTACAGGATCATCACCTGCTGTCTGCTTCATTGTAGTGTAAAGGTCTTGAGTAGTAGCTTGTGTTTTATCAGCAAGCGCATCAGGACTTATTGATAGATCAACCGTAACAGTCATAGTTTGAATACGAGAGTAGTACTGCTTCCAGTCGATATTAACAATGTTATCGTCACCAACAAATGGATCAAGCATAGGTTGCCCAGTACTGGGGTCGCTCACTGGTTGACCAGTATTGGGGTCAAGCTTTGGTGTCATTGGCATAATTTGGTTGATAGCATTCTTACACTCATCATCAACAATGAGAGGAGTTTTACCTACTTGCTCAGAGATATAAAGATCAAGTCCAACCAATCCATACTGACGAACTGCATTCTCTATAATCTGCGTAACTTGAGCTGAACCTAAGCTACCCGTAGCTTGCTGATCTTGAGCAGTAGCCGTATTGACATAGGCCGAACCTGCTGCCGGAGCAGCTGCACCCTGAACACCCATAGTAGAGAGTATATTGTTATCGACATACTGCATGACTGAAGTGAACTGTTCAAGCGTCGAGTTAGAAAGCTCAACCAGTTTGACACTGGCAGTTGGATCACTTGAATCCCACGTTACACCACGTTTCAAAGGAGTAGCACTATTAAACATTCCAGTCTTAAGAACTGGAGGATCAGCATTAAGTAGTTGCATCTTAGCTGTAGATTGAAGGTAAATATTACCATAATTAGCCATAGGCGATGCTAAACGAGCACGAGATGTACCAAATGGCGATAATTGAGCAGGGTCAATAACGATTAGAGATAAGCGAGGGAATCCAAACTTAGATTTACTCTTAATAGACATAAGTGGCTCATCGTCATTTGGTTGTTGTGGAGAGTACACATCTATAGGGTGGTATGAACCAACTCCGTAACGAGTAATAATATCAAATGTGTCATCTGAACTTAAGCTAGCATTTTGACGAGGTGCTGAAAGCCAGCGATTATAACTATAAGATTGTGGGCCAGCTTTATACAGTGCATTAAGTGCTGGTACGTTCCAGTTCGTCTTTTTATTTTTCGATACTCGATCAATTAAAGCTTTAAGCGCACCCTTAGTAACACGAGTACGAACATGATAGTATTGGCTGTTTGAAGCATCAAACACACCCGGTTCAATAACAATATCATTATAGTGAAGTGTTTCGAGCGTCGTAGAGAACTTATTAAAGTTCTTGCCTACATTTGCCCTAAGCGCTACGAAGCCTGTCGTGAGAGCTTGCTGTGCAGCCATCTGCATAGTAGAAAGTATGCCATTACCAAACGTATCAGGGCTAAAGACCACATCACGTAGTAGATAGCTAGCAACAAGTGCATCAACAGATAACTTAGTACCATTAATCTGAGCTGAAACAGAAGGTAATTGTTGAACAGATTGTCGAGGAATTTGACGTACTGCATTTGCTAAAGTAACTGTTCCAACACTTGGAGCGTTCTTCTGACGAGAAAGTGCTACACCGTCAGCTAAGTTTTCAAGTTCAACGAAATCACGAATAAAGTTATCAATCCAAAATTTGCCCTTACCCCATTCGTCGATGATGTCTTGCATATCCATAATCCTTATGATAACCTCTCTAGCATATTTTTGCCATAGCCCTATTGAATATCCGGAGATATACCCAATGGTTGACCTTGAAAAGAGACTGATCTCCATTTCACACCGGAGTTATCGGGGTTAAGAGCAACTGTCGCCATCATTTCCTGAGTAACAACGTTATCAAGCTTTATTTCGTAACGATCAGACACTGATTGAGTAGTTTGAGCACCAGAAATAACATCAATATTACCCCACCTGAGTACCTTAGTTTTGAGATGTTGGTTAAATTGATAACCAGAACTAGACCAACCTCCACTCGAAGACTTTTGATATGAACCATTACTAACCAATTCAGTCGATGTTACCATTTGACCAGATAAACGATCACGCCAAGTAACAATAAGCGTCGCATTACCTATAAAGTCAACGAGGTAGAAAACAGCTTGAACCAAAGCATAGTAGCCATCGTGAGCTGCATTTGTACCAATAAGAGCGCTATCAGCCTCAAATGAGAATGGAGTGGTTACTCCGCTAGAATCTTCGTCCTGAGCCACTGGAACTTCATCTAGTCTAAAGAAGTGATTCCCTTGAGATATATAGACAAATCCAGCAATACCCGGAGGTGAAATTGTGCCTACCCATTGGCAAGGAATGTCCCATATATACCATTTTTCTTCACCCTGATTAGTTACGTCGTATATAAGAAGTTCATTATTATAGGTAAATCCAGCTGCCGGAATACTGAAAAGAACACGGTTATCCCACGCTGTACTAACAATCTGAGGTAGATACTGTGTTTGTATAGAGCTAATCTCATTAATAACCGGATCAGATATACGTTTAGCCGTAAGTACATTGAAACGAAGACTACTTGTATCAACACTAGTAATACCGTCAGTTGAAGGGAAAATAAGCGTTCCACGATAATCTGTAATACCATATGGCGAACTTACTCCAGCTGAACCGTAGTTGTTATCTGTCGCACCCCATACAATAGCTGAATATGTACCGAGAGATACAGTACTCTGCTCAACAATTGATGAATTAGAAAGCCCAGTAACGCTTGAGTAGAGAACAGTAATACTTGGAGTACCTGAGCCATTACGGAATCCGACAACTGTACTCGGTAAAAAGTCAGTTCCGTCATTTAATACTAATCGATAGCCTCCATTTGCAGGAGTGAAGTCAAGTTCGTAGCCTTGACCACCTCCAATTAAGACCGCATAAGGATCATCTGGCATTCCCCACAAGAATACAATGCCGTTGATAACGTTACCATAACGAGCCTTAGCCCCAGTAGTCGTGTTAGTATCTGGCGCAGTTCCTAGCGTTACATCAGGAGTAATAAGACCATTATCTACATAGGTAGTGCTAGATATGTCCAGCCCAACAGCAAGCCACAGAATATCAGAAGTAGCAATCGTACCACCAGCTGCCCCAGTAGCAACACCGATGTTCCAACTAACTGCACCTGTTGGTCGAGTATTAGGATCAGTAACCGTAACTCCTTGAGAGCCATCTGATGCCCACTGTTCACGAATCAAGTCTACGTCTTGAGTTAAAATCGGACTCGTATCAGTTGTACCCGTAACCCCGTTATACCAAATAGCGTAGTAAACCTTATGTGTCGAGCCACTAATACCAATAGGAACTCCTGTTGGAGCGCTTGTAGGGTCATCAACATGAGCAAAAACTACTACTTCCATAGTAGATAAGTCTAAATAGCCAAGATCATCTGTACCATTAAGTATAAGAACCTTATCTGCTGTCCTAAGATGCGTATTAACGACTGCTGTTGTGGTAACACTATTAGTGCCACCAGCGATTGTCCAATTAGTATCACCCTCTTGACAATACTTAATCTCTCCGTCATCAGCGATAATATAATAAACAGTACCGTTGTAATCGGCTGCACATACTTCATAAACAGTTCCTACGGCATCTGGCAACCACTGTTTAGTACCATATCTGTGAGTAGCAAGACCTTGTTGAGTAATCATAACATTTCTGCCATAAGAAAGTGCATTAGAAGGTATATTAGCTGCGCCACGTTGGTCAATACCAGCTGCAAAGCTCACTATAGGAAGTGAGCTAATTCTAGCAGCCGGAATCTTTCCAAGTACTTCAACCATAATTAGAAACCTACACCTCGGACAAATCCCATATCTTCGTGATCTTCCAAATCAGCGTCAGCTGATACATTATGCTCAGCAACACATTCTTTAAGCAAACTTGCGTATTTAAGTGTGAATGCAGGAGTAAGACCCCCTTGAACGATATCAGATAGAATCTGATTCTTAAGGACACCAAGTACGAATAGCTGTCGCACATCAGGGTTTGCATCTAATATGTCCAAAAGGCTAGTATCAGTTGTTGAAAGAAGTGGTAGATAACTTATTGTATCAACAATAATTGTTCCGCCGATCTCGGTATCGTTTAACACACGAGAAAAAATAATGTTACGATTCACTTGAGCAACTCGACTACGCACATCACTATCTCTAGGGTCAATCCTTTGGTTAGCGTTTACGACTTTAAATGTCGAAATAGTTGAACCATCTTGCTGGATTTGAAGATCACGAAATGGTGTAACAACCAATTTACGAACAGTACTTGGTAGTGGAACTGATGAAGTAGTCGCAGAAACTGTACCTAAACTAGAGTCGTCAGTAACTCGTGAGAAATCCCAGTCAGCCTCTTTTTCTATTTCAGGTATAAATTGATTGACCTGACCGACAGTCTGGTTTTCTAAGTTAGTTAAGTTAGACCCTGTAGCTGTGCTATAGACACCGTGTCGAGCTAGGTAAATATCCTGCGCTAATGCGATTATGCGAGTGTCATTAGGTGTCATAAGTTATCCCTCATTATAGTTTTCATTATACATTAATTAACTCCTTTAGAAACGCTTATAGTTCGACCTTTTGGAATTGCAGTTGCTGGGGTCTTTAAGCTTGCGATTGGAGTGAAAAGTGGTGCAGCCTTAGTATATGAAGTACCGTCAGCCGTACTCGAATCAGCACCACTAAGAGAAGCTGGTAAATTAGCAAAGGTAAATGCCTTAGAAGCTGCGCTACCAGAACCGTCAGCTTTAGCAATTGCCGCTTGAGCCGTTGCGAGATTATACTTAGGCGTTAATCCAGCCCCAGCACGAGCTTGATCGTAAGCATACACTTGATTAGCGGTAGTTGGGTCGTATTTAGTGCTTTTAGGGTCAAGCATATCTTGGAAGTCAGTCTGTGTAGTCGTTTTATAACTATCTTCTAATGCATATGTAGCACCGACTTTCTCATTTACCTGAGCTTGAACAGCTTTATAATGAAGACCACTCGTATTAGTTAGGTCATCTTGCGAGTCATCAACAGTACCGTTAGCTTTCTGGTTATCGTAATCAGCTGTGTAGTAATTAGCTGCATTAGTATTGTCATCAAGCCATACCGATGATTTCGCTGTACCTAGTAGCGTGTGTGTTAAGAGTGCTTGTTGGTCAGCTGCACTAATAGTTGGGTTAATAGACTTTGTAGCAGTTCCCTTAAGTACCGTGTTAAGCATCGCAGCCTTATCTTTGTCACTAGACGATTGATAAAGCGGATCGGTTAATAGAATCTTTGATAAACCTTCTATATTACTGTTTGAGGCGTTAGTTGCAGAACTAGTTGGAGTTATATCGATACCAAGACCATGAAGCCTAGTAATCTCAGCTGCCACTGGATCAGCAGCTTTAGCAGAAGCCGAAGTTGGCGTATTGGGGTTTTTAGCGACTGATAGAATACTTGAACCACCACTATCTTGCTCGGTGTTAGGAAGTGGTTGACCTGAACTACCTTTAGCTACAGGCACACCAGCACGAAGTACTGGAATACCGGAATTGACATCTTGAGTAAAATTAGTCGGATCACGTTTTGTCGAGTCAGTAGCATTAGCAATGTTATTCAATAAGCCGATACTAGGTGCGACAGTACGCTGTAAGTCTTCGAGGGGATACGCTTTTGTAGAAGCCGATGCAGTAGGGCTAAGAGCCGTAGTTGCATCACTAATTGTTTCTGGTAGGTTACTACCTCCTACCTGATCGAATGCTTGTGTTGCAAGATTCTCAGCAGTAGTAGTTGGAGTTCCACCAGTTGCTATACTACCAATAGTATCAGCAGCTAATCCAGCTGCCCCCGTTATACGAGCAGGATTGATATAGATGCGACTACCATTAGGAAAATTAAGATACCATTGATTTGCAGGAATACCATGATCCTTGTTATATGCTGCTGCACTCGTACCAGATACAGGTGGAGCACCAGTATAGCCAATTGCCCCATTTGAGTACTTTAATACCGCAGCAGCTGCTCCGGCAGCGCCATAAGCAGTAATGGCATCAGTAATACTTTGTGAAGCCATTTGAGTAGCGTGAGCCACAGCAGTAGGATCACCGCTACCAGCTATCTTCACAGCCTGAACAACACGAGGTATACCACCAGCGAAAGCGTTTCCGGCAGTTTGAGCGATACGAGTGCCCACTCCAGCAAATCCCGTTATTTTAGTTTTCACATAATCATTAATTTCTTGGACTAAACGATTATTAGCTATATTAGTTCCAAGTGATTTATCTACTACTTTTGCCGTATTTTTTACTACATTATCAATACCAGTAGCAATAGTGGCAGCCTTACCAGAAGGAGCATTATCGGCAGCTCCTAACCCAATTCGAGAGTTATTAGTAGCTCTAGCGTTAGACAACTCACGTTGGAATTGACTCGTTTGCATATGCTCACCAAAATATTTTTCATAATCTGCAACTGTCTTTAAACCACTAGCTTCAGGAAGGCTAGCCCCTTGTTGAAGAGCACTTTTAATGTTCTCTGGCGTTAAATCTCCCAGTTGTGTACCAGCTGTTGGAACAGCTCGAAGAAAGGTATCAATTTTAGATATACCCTTAACGATAGGATTTCTTCCAGCTCCAGCTCTCGACAAATTAGCCTTAAAGTTATTTGCGATCTCAGTAGCTTTAGAACCTCTAGCTATATTGTTTGCAGCAATACGAGCATTCCTAGTCGTATTAAGTGCATTAGCTTCCGTACCTTCCATAGCTTTACTTTTAATGAGAGGACTAATTATCTTTTGAATGCCCCTCACAAGGGGTTGTTGTGCTTTGAAAACACCAACAGTTCCCTGATCGGCTGCACGGCTTGCTACATTTGAAAGTGCTGCTGCTTCAACACTAGACTGAAGATAAGGATCACGGTTAGCATAAATAGCATTAATAGCATTCTGACGACCAGCACCCTTCGGAACACTATCAGCAAACTTATTAAACATCTGGTTAATGTCATCTTCAACGCTCTTATTAATAGCCTTAGTACCAGTTACATCACCTTCACTAGCGGCTTTAGTAGCTTCATCACGTTTAGCAACAATGTCAGCCATAGATTTTTGTAAATCTTCTTTAGCAGTCTCCGGTACTTTCAAACCAGTATCTGCTCCAGTTTTAGCATCTTTTTCAACTGCATCAACTAATTTACCAGTAGCTTGAGCCGGCGCATTAGCATAGCGACGAATATAATGCTCGTATGGTACTTCGGAAGTATCTAACGATTTAGCAGGGATAGTACCATTACGCTTTTCCTCATTTACAAATGCTGGATCAAACTCTTGGCTCTCACCATCTTCAGTAAGAGATTGGTCAGGACTATACCACTTACCTTGATTGCCTCCGTGAAGTGATAGACCACTACGATCTCGCAGAGTATCAAGCTCTTGCTTATAATCGAGATACACTTTTTGTTGAGCAGGAGTAAATGTAGGGTCAACTTTAACAATTCCCTTGCTTCCTTTATAACCATTAATAACCTCATCAGTACTAAGATCGTGCCCAGCATCTTTGCTCGCTTGAGCAACTGCTTTACCTTTAGCAATGATATTAGGCAAAGTATCTCCGGCATCTGCTGCTGCCTGTTTAGCGGCACCAGTGGTATCTTCAACAACTTGGTCAACACCTTTAGGTGTATTTATACTACCGTCAAGTACGGCATTGTGAGCTATTGTCCCAAGTTTGCCAGCTTCAGGAGCAGTAGCTAGAGTATCGCCAACTTGCTTAGTACTATTTACTAGATTTCCGGCTGCTTGCGTGTCAGCAATTGCTTTAGTAGCTTGATTGAGTGTTTGAGGCTTTGTCAGTACATCTTTAATTTGTTGAACACCAGCATCACTAATTTTACCTGTCGTCTTATCAACGTTTTTAACAGCAATATTGCGTATCGCAGTACGTTGAGCAGAATTGATACCAACATTGTCTAATGAAGCAACTCTATCTGCCGCGGTTTTGGCAGGATTTGCTGCATTGGTGTCAATCTTATTAGCAACTATTGAATCATGAACAATATTATCAAGGTTATCATCACCAGTTGTATACTTGGCTGAATTAGTACCCGCAACACTGGCTGTTTTGTTATTTCTAACAGGAGAAGTATATTGGGGTATCTCTCTAGTTTGAGGCAAGTCATTATTAGTAGTCCCACCAAGATTAGGGATATCAACAGGTGCAACCGGCTCTGGATTTTCTACTGGAGCGGTTTCCACTGGAGCTGGTGTAGTATCTAGCGTTAGAGGAGTGGACACAGGAGTAGCAGGTGGCTCTGTTACTACTGGTGCAGTCTCAACACTCTGGTTACTACTCGTAATAGCTGGTGCTTTATCTGTTGTAGGTGATTTCGTGATAGGATTATCCGGCTCAAGTGGAGGAGATTTTGGAACTTCAGCTACTCCGCCCTCTAGTGTATCTGTACCGGCTGTTTCACCAGCTTTCAGAACGTCTTCAGCACCTCCAAGCTCCGGAGCGGCAGCAGGAGCTAAGTTAAGAGCAGTTCCAATAGCACCGATCACAGCTTTGACTGGATCAGGTAGTTGTTGAAGGTTTTTACCGATAATAGGTACTGAACCAAGTGTTTGATCGGTTGATTCGGCGATATTACCAATGCTTTTAGTACCAGTAATAGCCTGTAATAGAGGATTATTGCTAAAATCAAGTGGCACATCTTTACCTAGCACATCACTTGCACCAGTATCAGCAATTGAAAGTAACGTGCGAGGAACGCTTTGTGCGATTCCCTTAGCTGTATTAAATGCTCGACCTATAGGGCTTGAATTAAAGGCATTTGCAATAACATCACCAGTTGGTTCACCGGGATAAGGTAGTCCAGTTTGTGCGGATATATTTTTTTGAGTCGCTATGACATTAGCAGCAGCAGCTTTTGCGTGTGGAGAGCTAACACTATCATTAACGATAGATTGCATAGCAGGAATAAGTGCTTGTGGCTGTGCTACTGTCGGTTGAGCAGGAGTTGAAGCGTTATTTTGACCACCAAGTTGTGGTATGCCGACGGGATTAGACACACCAACAGGCAAAAGAGAGTGTGGAATGGCAATTGTAGGCGCAATTACTGACTGACGAGTAGCAGTAGGCGCTGCAACGACAGGTCTTACTACTGCTGGAGGAGTATTTGATTGCTGTTTCTTAGGATCAAAGATACTACCAAGAAAATTGCCGATTCCGCCAAATATACTGCCTAAATTCATGGTAAATACCTACGCTACGCCTGTTAAAACGTCTTTTTTCTGTGTACTAGTAGCAAGAGGTGAATTAATAGCCGTTCCAGTTGTACTTGGAGTTGGAGTAACAGGAGCAATACTCGTATTAAGGTTATGCGTACCGGCTAAGTAAGCTGTTAAAGCCGATGGTGTGTAAAGGCTAGACCCAGCAGCATAAGGAGCAACTGTACCACTAGAATCACTAGTAGTCGCAGCGATAGGTGCAGCTAGAGCGGCCGCCTGAGAAGCATATGATTGACCAGTTGGATCATCTGCACCATAAAGACTCGCAAGTTGCTGTAGAATTGTTTGCTTTGAATTAAGTACATCAGCATTATCATTTTGGATTCCAGTAGCAAGTGTTGCTGCTGCATCAGCTCGACGTTGCGCTTCAGCCTGAGTGGTTGTTTCAGCTGCACTATCAATAGTCCCAGCATTCGTAGTAAATGTATCTTTAGCACTACCTGTATCACTATTGGCCGCTAGTCCAACTAATTTCCTAATAACATCTAAGCCAGAACCAGCGAGTCCACCAATACTCGACAGTGTACCTCGAATACCAGTAGCAGCATTTGCAGCATTAAGAAGCGCTGCCTGATCTGCTTCGGTATACTGATCTTCGTTATCATTAATACTTTTACTAATATTCGCTTGGTCAGTTGCATCAGTTGCGTTATACCCATTAATAGCTGAGCTATACGCATCTTGAGTTGCTTGTGTTTTATTGCTAAGTATACTAACGAGTGATGCAAGCGACGCAAGAAGTGGAGAAGTTTGTGCAGCTGTCGGTTGAGTTGTCGTAGAACCACTAGTTGAACCACCGACAGAAGTTGGAGCGGTAGCTAATGTAGCAGTAGTTGGGCTAGCTAAAGGAGTGATCGCACTAAATTGCTGAGCGATAGGTAGGATAGGGTCTTCAAGAGTACCCGGAGCAACAGTAGCCATTAGATTGTTACTCCAATTTTGTGTGTTATTAATGCCATGTGTTTGACTCCCTACGTTGTAGTTCCATAATAGCATAAACAATAAGACTAACACTAGATTATTTTCTCCAATTCTTTTTTAACTTCGTCCCATATTGACGGCCATATTGGCCGACTATAAAACATGTTATTTAATTTCTGAATCGTTACCTTCTGAAGTGGCTGAAACTTAGATTTCTGACTCGTCTTACACTCCAGTGCCAACCAACCACCACCGTCTATTAAAGCGATGATGTCAGGGCATCCGTCTGGTATTCCGCGGACGGTGCTTACCGTCAGAACGTAGCAACCTTTTTGCCTTAACCAGCCCACTACTTTTCTCTGAAAATTTGATTCCTGCGCCATGTCTTAATTGTCTCCTTACTTCACTTCTATTCATTCGTTCCACTAATGGGTGATGCGTTACACTATTACCTACATGAAATTTATCACAGTTTGTACATTTATAGGGATTAGCTTTTGCTCCATCTCGGTTACGGTTAAGTCGCTTACTTGAACTGAGCGCTTCCTTGTATGTGTTGAAAGGATATTTCCCTTCGCACATTGCTGGATTAGTCAAAACTACCCCCTCTTCCTTTCGCTTTACTTTCTTCAGTTTTACTTTCAATTTTTGGTTGAGTAAAGATAGTATCACGACGAGTACGCAATATAATTCCTGCAATCTCTCCCTGTAACGAATTGGTGAGGCTATTCATTAGCCGATCTTGATAGTTTTCCATCACCCTAGCGATGTGATACTTCATAACAGGGATAATCTCATCAATGAACAGATCAGCAGTATCAGCTCGATTATTATAAATGAACTTAAGATCGGTTGCCAACTCGTCTTCATCTAATGCCTCAATCTGCCTAACGACGATTTTTTTGTTGTCCATTTGTCTGCTCCAATCTAGCTGCCCAGCTATTAGTTGTGTTCTCTGCGACGATCTGATATATACCATCTTCGTTTTTAACTGCTCCGGCTGGAGCAATCAACGCATAGTTATACATCTTCACATCACCGCCAAGTATCTTAAATGTTTCGGCAACCTTGCCATCTATCTGATCGAGTATTTCAAAGACGGCACTCATACGTCCCTCGTGAGCCATCTTCATAAGTCCAGCCACAATAACGGTCTTGACTTCAACTGTCTTAATAACGGGTGGATCGCCTGTATCAATTGCATCCGCTGAAGACAATATAGTTTCAACTACTAACTTCTTAGCGTCAAGCATACGCTCCAATACTGAACGAATCGAACCAGTCGGTAACTCTTCTTCGACAGCTATTTCAATTTTCGACTTAGGTGGAGTCTGAAGTTTTTTAACATTTTCATCTATTTGTATATCTATGATACTTGGATCGTCAATCGTCTTCGTCGCTTTCGGATAGAGGGTATAGAACTTAGGAAACTCAAACTCTACTTCCGTAGCAATCTTGCCGTCGATTCGATCGAGTGCTACCTGTATTGCCCGTAGACTTCCTTTCTTACATGCCCTCACTAACGAAACAATGATCGAATCGAAATTATTAATCTCGGGATCTCTCTCCATCTCAGTAAACTCTACCCAAGTAAGGTCAATAACATTTCTAAAACCCTCAGTTAAACGGCCGGTCATTGTTGTTTCCCCCAATCTGCTTCTATCTTACTAGCAACTTCCATCGGAAGCTGAACTGGCATTTGTTCTTCTTTCGGTGTAATCAACCCATAGCCGTCTGGAATCCATGTCAACTCCTCTTCAATACACTCGTCAAAGAAATAACGACTAACAATCCTACCTTCATCTCGAATTGTTTTGCGTTGTGGGTTTACTGACAACACCATCGTTCGTTTCAATGTCATCATTCCTAACGGAATCAATCCTGCCTGTCCACACCACATCTCGTAGTTAGCTTTAAGCATCGAGTAATTATAGAAGCCAACGATCTTATGTTCACGGAGGTATTCAATGAATGCTTCAGCCGAATTAACCTCTGAATCATAGACTTCTTTGGCCTTGAGTGTTGCATCACTCCATGAGTATCGATACCCATTATCACGAATAATAATTGCTTCCTCTAAGATAAGTGTCGCTAGACCACCCAAAAACTCATCCGTAAATGTCTCATCGTCGAATGTCGGATTGTCCTCAAAGTGAGCAAGAAAGGGAATCACTAGCGTACGTCGTCTTGCCCCTTTAGTTTTATCGCTAAAAACAGGCACGTTATTGGCATTGAAAATAGTATGAAAACTAGTGTCTACCACTATCGTATCCTGAGAGTTAAATTTGTGTACTGTAAATGGCTCATGTGTCCCAATTGCTTTGTAGCGCTCAGTGTCCTCAACTCGTGTCTCACTTGACTCCCTCACAATGTTACCCAAAACCCCATTCAGTCTCGGCGTATCACGACCGTCTTCAATCGCTGCCGTCGTCATGCTGACAAAGTGCTTCCCAAGAAGTCGATAAAGTGCGTCAATAAGCGACGATTTACCGTTCGCTCCATCCCCAATAAACCATATAATCCCCGTCGGTTTGCGACTCATGGCAATCGGCGCAATTGACTGCAAATAATCGTGCGCTAAAAGATTGTCACCTTGAGCTAATTCTAGCATAAATGTCCATGCCAAGTTATACCCTGTAGAACCATTCGGTTGGAGCGCAGTGTTGGACGAATAAACGAACTCCATTTGGTCGTCTACAAATGCTAGTTTACGCATGTCCCACACTCGATCTCGGAAGCCAATAAAGTTGTCGTATTTCGACCAGTCTGGAGCGATAGTCCGTATCGTCTTAGCAAAGTCGTCAATCATATTCTCTGTAATGCCCTCAAAATGACTGTGTACGATCTGCCCAAATAACTGTCTATCAAACGGCACAATACCGTTCGTTCCTGCACCACCCATAAAAGCCGAACCCTTAAAGGTTAAAAAACGATACCCAGTCTCGCTCAGCAGCACCTTAATTCTGGCCGCCTTAACCTCCTCGGCTTTAGACATATCTCTAATGCGTCCTTACTCTCGCCCTAGCAATCTCATAGGCTTTCGGCTGCCACAAAGGAAGTAGTCTCCACATACCGTTACCTATGTCACAAATGTGAGCCTTAACCAGACATTTAGCAAACTGGTTCTGGTCGATCCAGTCCGGGTCGACTACTGTGCGGTCATAATAGCGATCCCAACTCCAATAAAGACTGGCTATGTGTAACGGCTTGTCGATCGATCCCGTCAAGTTGTTGGCAGACATCTCCTCCCACCATTCGTTAATCTGCTTCATTATATCTGGTCTGTTATAAGGGGCTGTTTTGTTAGTCATATATGTATCATACATCACGTATTACACGTCTGCCTAGACCCGAGATGTAGTGTCTGTGGAAAAGAAAAAGCACCACATGCAGTGATGCTCCCTTAAGTCTCTCAATTGAAGCGTTAGTTAGAAGCCGAAGTTGTCTCTGAACCAGTTGCCCCATCGCTGCCACCAACTAAAGGGACAGTAGGCGATGCAACCCCCTCAGTACTCGTCGTATCTATAACAGACTTAGCGTCGGCCTCTACGTCAGCGACTGCTGTCTGCTCGGCAGTCGAAGCAATCTGCCCTGCTTGAGTCACCGCCTTGTCAGCAAACCCGGCAGGTAATGACTGACCTATATAATTACCCAGCTCTTTACCAGCCCACATCTTGGCTTCCTCTAACTTAGTCTTAACGAGCGCAAGCTCCCGGCTGCCCGAAAACGCTGCATCAAGGCGTTGGACGAGTGCGTCAATATCTTGTCTTAAGGTCTTTACGTCCTGAATCGAATGTTGTGAATCCATAGCTGATCTCTCCTACTTAATAAATTGATTATATCACACATCTCTACTGCGATACTCGCTATTAATATGCTCAGCCGTCACCACTAATGGCACTGTCGGGTGATGCTGCCGACAAGTAACATACGGCGTGCCGGCAACGGGGTGCAGCCCGATCCTGTGGCAGCTGTCCACGTGGCACTCATGCGTCTTATACACCACAATCGTGTGCCTCACCAGCGCTCCTGCAATAGCAAATTCGCCAATATCCGACCCAATCCCTGACCAAAAGTTATACCAGACAGAATACTGCCCCGGAGTAATATACACACCACTAACGACTGCAATCCAGTGAAGTGCAGCGGTCATCCCGAGGGCGATGCTATGATTAAACATAAGCATATTATACTATAGTTTTGTCAAGTTGTGTGATTTTTGATATTTTTGGAGAGATTGACCCGATGTGGCGGATAAAAAGTTTTAAAAACTAAGCCCCCCGCAAAGAAAATTTAACACATTTTTATACGTTTGTTGCCATGGTCAATTGCGCTTGTTTTTGGTAAGCACATATGTCAAGCAAAGTAAACAACAAAATAAAAATAGGTGCTTTTTTTACAAGTGTAACAATGTGGCACTTCAGAATCACATTGTGCCATATTATTACATATATACAATTATATTTCGTATAGAGAGAAAAATCTGTTACAATGTTACAACAGTAGTAAATGTGTTATAAAATGTGTTACAAACCGTTACAAACCCTCAAAATCGCTTGACAATATCAGTTCTTCATTTCATACAATGTTTCAAATGTAACACGAAAACAGCATTTGTAACAGATTAGCCAGTTGTTAATTCTACTACACTCTTACCACAAAATACCCTTGAATAATACTATCAAATACTATATACTAGTATCAAGTAGATGACATGATATAAATATCACTACTGAACATTTACAACTCGGACACGACACATGGCGATTACAGCCTGTGATGTGTTTATCCTCATGACTGGAGCGACTAGAAGACATTATAAAACTGAGCGCATAGGTAGATATCTACTATGGTAAAGCGCAACTGATTTAACGGTATGGGTCAATCACGATGGCAACATCGATAAAAAGTAGTAAAGGTAAAGCGGTTGAGATATCTCAATTGTGACGAGTCGTTTTTTAACAGTTTACATATCCTAGCACGTTAAGCATTAACAATATGGGCAAGTCTAAAAGGTCGTGTATAACACACCACTTCACCATCAGAATAATGCTTAACATTGAAAGTGCTAGCAAACGTATACAGAATCCAAAGGGAGGTTATACGCTTGCTAGCGTTTTCAAATACGCTATCAAATATCACTGTCATAACATGCAGCCAAAGGAGGTTACGAAATGACAACAGCACAATTTATATATCAAACATACAACACAATAGGAACAAAAGAGCGTCGATGTAGTTCAGTTTTCACTGACATGCAAGGCGTGGTATATTCATATGGTTATCACTATCCACTTGCTTTTGCAATTGGCGGGCTTAACTTTATCAATGTAGCAGGTTACTCAAGTAGTACAGCTAAGCACATTGCATGGGCTAAAAACGCTATAGGTTACGACAACTATATTGGTGTCAAACTATCGCAGAGAGCAACAAGCTTTTTGCGAGACAATAGTCAAATGGACTCAAACAAGTTGCTTACGCTTTTAAGTCTTTTAGAAGTTGAGCGTGATGAAATTGAGTTGCAAATGGCAAGTAAGAATCGCAAAGATACAAGCGTTTTTGCGTGGTTGCAACGTCAATTTGACGAGTTAAGTATTAACATTAAGCTTGTAAAGCAAGCAATTTAAGAAAGCGAAAATATCACAATGATTGAACAACTAACGATTATTAAGAGCGCAATTAAGGCTAATGTGCCACTCTTATTGGAGGGTCACACTGGTACTGGTAAAACCTTTACCATTATGAAATTGGCGCAAGAGCAAAATAAAACCTTGCATGTTATCAACGTCAGCGGTGAATTAACCGTTGATAGTATTTTAGGTCAACAGACATTACTTGACGGCACTATCGTATGGCGTGATGGCGTTTTAACAAATGCTATGAAACGTGGGGACTGGGTATTATTCGATGAGATGAATACAGCATTACCAGAGGTACTTACTATTATTAATGGCGTGCTAGATGACACTCGATCAATCACACTACCAAATGCTGATAATGAACGAGTTGAAGCAAACGCATCATTTAGGTTTATTGGAACGCAAAACCCTAGTTCTGGTCAATATGCAGGAACTGGGCGATTAAATGACGCATTGCTTAACCGTATGATTAGAGTAACATTTGATTATATGTCTCCGACAGATGAGATTGAGGCACTTAAAATGCACACTAAGCTTAAAGATAAATCAATTGCAGGGCTAGTATCACTAGCGCATCATACTCGTACAAGTTCATACGATAATCCATTATCGACTCGTGATCTTGTTAAGATGTTACGCCTTAGAGAGCATGGCAATATGTCAATTAAAGACGCAACAAGCCTTATTTTGCGAGATAAGTATTCTAATGATGTGTATGATGAGCTGTATAACTATTTCAGTGAGCAAATGAATGCGCTTGAGCAATATTCAGAGGGTACAAATGAAGATCCACTAGAACATATTCAAAAAGAGTTCAAAAAGCTTAACGAGTTACGTCAAGAATTAGTCTTAGAACGGGCTAATATGAAAGACCAAGTTAAGATTGAGATACTTGATGAGCTTTTGAGTCAAACAGGTAAGAAACCAGAGAGTTTTGTATGAAATACACTATAGAATTTACGCTTGATAACGGTACAGTTATAGCCGCTGAGAAAGTAGTAAAAAACTCTAAATATCTTAAAAACATGGAGAAAGCTTTATCTAAGAAAAATAAAATAGCTATTCATATTACAGATACCGCTAAAATGGGAACTGTTTTAATCCCATTAAATAAAGTTGTGTATTTTAAAGCAACTGAGGTTAAATAGTATGGCAGATGATATAACGTATACACAAGAAGTTGACGAGAAAACGGGCGAGATTAAATATGTACCTAATCGTCCACCGCAATCACCTGAGCAATCTGGTGATGATAAGGACGGTGAAACTGAAAAAGAATCTCAGAAAAGTAAAGAGCATCGTAATCCATATCTTGATAAAATATTTCAAGAAGTGTTGGAAGGGGTTGACGCTAATGAAAATAGGAAATTGACTGATCTATTAAAACGGCTTGAAGACAATAATAAGCGTTTGCGTTATAACAAGCGTTTAGAAAATGGCAAGCTTGACGGCAGACGCTTAACGGCGTATAAAACAAGCAATAAGCTATTTAAAAAGAAGGCTATTAAGTATAAGAACTATCAGTTTACGATTATGCTTGATACTAGTGGTTCAATGTTAAACGATCAAAACGGCAGTCGTGCTACACCTCAGGATAGTAAATACGCTATTGGTATATCAACTCTAGCGCAAGTAACACAATCACTAGAAAGTTTAAATATACCTATCTCACTTATCGCAATGAATGAAGAAATAAGAATGGTTAAAGACTTTGATGAAAAGTACAATCAGTCAGTATTGTTTGAACGTCTACGCATTAACTTTGTTGATGAGGTAGATGACAGAAACAATATAGGTGGTACAAGTGAGGGGACTGGATATCTAGAAACTCTGAAACACATAGTTGATAACAGTACTGCTAAAACAGAAAATATTGTTATCGTACTTTCAGACGGTGAGCCTAATACTGATTGGCATAGTACAATGGTTGCAATGAGTAAAACAGGTGAAACAGTTGAGATTGAAGACGGTACACTAACTGATAATGTCAGAGAATTAAAAGAATTTTGGAATAAGCAAAATATTGCTACTCCGTATGGTATTGGTTTAATGTCAGACGCTAGTCAGCTACCACGATCACAACGACTTAATCACATTGATAAATTACCAGAATTAATGAGCAATTTAATACAGGAGATATTACTATAATGAAAACAATTACAGCAAAAGATAAAACAATCGCGATTGCAAACTACATAACAGATATTCAAGAGCAACTTGATGCAAAATATACCCCTAGTAGCATAGATGAAACAGTCGGGTTGTCTTCATTATTTGCTGATATGGTATGTATGTTTGACGCTAAGTTTATTAGAGAAATTGGTGCAAAAGCAATGATTGAATCACGCAAAGAAGTACCACCAAATATCAAATTATGGACATATACAACATCTGTTATGAATTGGTTGTCATGGGCGTGGCACAAAGAAGAAGAGCCTGAATTATCACAAGCATGGGCTGACGCATGGAATGAAGTTAATCATTGGTCGCTTGAGAATCTCAAGGGTGATGATCTGACATTTTACATTCAGAAAACAGATTAACAACAAGGCGGTTACTCTTAACTAGCGGTGAGAGGTAATCAGTACCGAGTAGTAGTTTGTGATATTTTCTATTACGAGAAGCACGTTCCGCCATATTAAAATTATTCAATAAAGTTACTACATTAAGGAGAACATATTAAATGAAAACACCATTTGATAAAGAAGACAAAACAGTAGAAGAAGTGAAAGCTGAAGCTGAAGCTAAATATGGTCGAAGCATGAGCCATTTTGAAGAAATGCTATGTACCGATCTAGAGGTAAAAGTAGCATTAGCAGTACTGGGCGCACTTCACAACGTACAAGGTGGCGACTACTCGTTTGAAGCTATGGTCGGTAACAGCAAAGGCATTCAATCAGTTTATAGGGTAAGTGTACAAAAGAAATGATAGCTGACATTAAACTATTTTTTAAACAGCTATTCTGCGATCACCAATGGGATAGAACACATGGGTATGGGGGCAGACCAGTACATGGCGCAACGTGTCAAAACTGTACGAAAGTGTATCTATAATGGGTATTTTTGATGAAACACCTAAACAGAAGTGGAATTTTATAAACCACGAATATGAACCATATGAAACACCAGATGAATGGGTTGTACCACTTGTCTGTCGAGATATGGACTTACTCGTAAACTGCGCTAACTGTGGTAAACAATTGATATATGGCGAAACATTTACTAGCAAAGCGATTCATAATATCACCGGACTTGGCTTTGGTGTTTGTTCTGACTGCTACGCAATTGAACGTGAGTTAGATGAGATTGAGAGAAAACATCATGCGTAAAACATTAGCACAAACCCTAAAGAAGTCTGATTTTGAATTACTTGGTGGTACATTTATGTCCATCAATAGACTTTTAGCAAGGGCATCTAAACTATGGCGCTATAGAGATACTACAATTAGTGTTCGATACATAGAAAGTAAACCTTTTGTAGTGAAAGTCAGGTTGAAATGAGTAATGCTATGATTGAAGTAATTAAGAAAATTGGTACGCCAATTCAAAAGAAAGAGGTCGAAGACTTATGAAACTGTTAAGAGCAATAGAAATTGCTTGAAAGGTGAAAAATGGTAGAGCTTTACCCTTATCAAGTTGAATATCTTGAAAGTTTACCTAAAAATGTTATCATGGCAGCGGATACAGGATTGGGTAAAACAATCATGGCGCTTGAACATGCAAAGCGACATGGTATTAGCAAATTGATTGTGGTTGCTCCAGCGAGTAAAGTGAGAACTGGCGACTGGGAACGTGAAATCGGAAATTACCTCGACGACAAAGTAATATATAACGTGATGAGTTACGAAATGTTTACTAAGAATGCACTGCTATATTCAACAATGAACGATATAACAATCATTATGGACGAATGTCATTTTATCTGTAATGCGACAGCGAAACGCTCGAAGGCAATTATCAAAGTAGCGAAACAAGCACACCAATGGATTGGTTTATCAGCCACACCACTTCCAAACGGCTGGCGATCAGCTGAAACCTACGCAATTCTTACTGGTTTAGCCAAAAACAAAACTGAGTTCGTCAATCGTTTTGAGATAATCGACCGATCAAAAGGATTCCCACTCTTACTTGGCTATCGTGAAAAAGAGTTGCTAGAGAATTGGTGGAAAGGAATCGCTAAATCATTAGAGCGTACTGGTGATTTAAAGTTACCGAGCAGGATGATAGCTATCGAAGAGCCAATGACACCAAAGTTACAAAAGATATATAATAAAGCAGTTAAGGAGCGATTCATCACACACGACGATGGGGAGATTGAATTACTCGATAGTCCGAGCAAACTGTTTGTGAAACTCCGGCAATTACCAAATGCAATACGCATTGATGCTTTACAATCTATAGTTGAATCAACCGATGAACATATAGTGGTATTCTATAATTTCAATAGTGAACGAGACGCAATGCTTGAAATGTTAAACAAATCATTTAAAGGGAGAAAAATCTATGAGCAATCAGGTCATAAATCGGAATTACCAGTTCGAGAAAAATGGGGTAAACTCCATTCAAGTATTACCCTCGTCCAATATCAGTCTGGTTCGCAGGCTATTGAACTTACTTATGCGTCAATCACCGTCTACCTATCTCCATGTACGTCCTATGCGAATTATGAACAATCAAAAGGTAGAACTCGTCGCAACGGCCAAGAAAAAGTAACATTGTTTTATCATATTGCAGTTGAGGGAACACTTGACCGTCATATCTGGAAGATACTATCGACCAAGCGAGATTTTTCAATTGATCTAATGAGTAAACTATTGACAGAAAATACTAAGTAATGATACAATCAAGTAAGGAGATATATAAATTATGAATAAACACATAGAAGTAAAAGGCGATGCTGAAACTGCTAAGATTCCAGTTCGTCGTAGATCAAGAGGGCGAATTACTGAGCCGTTGAATGTAACAATTCCAGTCGAATTAGCACAGACAATTAATGGCATTCTTGTAACGTCAGGTAAAACACGATCAGCTTTAATAAGTGAGCTTATCGAGAAAGGTTTAAAAGGGTAATATGGCACGGATAGTTTTTATTCTAGGTGAAAGTGGTTCTGGTAAATCTACCAGTTTACGCAACCTAAAGAAAGAACAAGTGAGTGTGATGTCTGTTACTGGCAAGGAATTGCCTTTCAAGACAGATATTAAAGTGAATACACAAGCAACGTATGATTCAGTTATTAAATGGGTTCATGCAGTTGATAAGCCTATTATGGTACTCGATGATACTAATTACTTAATGAGTAATTTTGAGTTCGGTACGATCAATGAAACTGGTTATGGTAAGTTTGCACGAAATGCACTGGGTATGGTAACGGTATTTAATGCTATCATCAACAAGGCAAGCGATCAAACATTTTATATCATGGCGCATACTGAACAAACAGAAGATGGACACCTTGCATTTAAAACGACTGGTAAAATGGTTAGTGATAAATACAATCCATCTGGTATAACTAATATAGTTATTGAAGCAGCCTATGACGATCAATCTGATGAGTTCGTATTCCGAACTAAGGCAGATGGTCGTGGCATAAAAACACCAATTGGTATGTTTGATACACCAACTGTACCAAATGATTTAAAGGCCGTTGATGAAACAATTAAGGCGTATTATGCGCCAGTAGAGGAGAAATAATATGACAAAATTACCACCAATGGAAGACAAAGACTTCGCAGACCGCAAACCGTACTTTGACGAGGGTGTACATGAAGTAATTATCGACGATTTTCGTCGTGGTACATCAACCAATACCGGATCAGAATATATTGAGTTCGATCTTGTTGGCGAAAATGATGAAAACGGACAAGTACGTTTGTATCTGACTGAAAAGACACAAGAACGTACACGTCAGATTCTTGCTACTATCGCAGTTCATAATAAAGAATCAGAAGCGGATAAAGAGAAAGTACGTGAAGCATTTAAGAAAATTACTGATACCGATCAGCTAGATGATGCGTTCTTAGATAAGTTCAAAGATATGCAAGCATGGATTCTTACGACACCAAATACATCGCAACCTAAGCCAGATGGTGGATTCTATCTACAGAATAACCTTTACGGCTATAAGCCAACGCCAAAAGCAAGTATCACTAGTCCCGCTACAACTGCTGAACAATTACTTGGTGGTACACCTGTTGATGCTAATGGTGAAGAGATTCCCTTCAAATAATATGACTCTAAATACTTATGTCATCGAATTAGTGTACTGGCACGAAGATCACCCTGATAAGGCGAGTGTTGCTAGAATTAAAGTGAAGTCTGAGTATACACCCCACCATGATAAAACTGATGAATTACAAAAAGAATATTTAGCTAAATATATGGATAAAGTCGCTATTGGCGTCGATCCTGAAAAAATTAAATCAAGTATAAATGTAATAGTAAAGGAGGGGTAACACCCATGGCTAAACTAGAACCGATTATAACCGCACCTAAAGGCGTTGAATATGATGATTCGCCTCAACTATCACCCAGGTGGCGAGAACTCCACGTAGCTCGTATAGGAGCGTCTAGGATGCAAGATTGGATGGCAGTATCTAAAGTTGCAGATAAGAAAACAGGCGAACATCGACCGTTGAAGCCACGACTCGACTTAGAGCGAGAAATAGCCTTCGAGAAAACATTTAAGGTCGGATTCTCTAAATTTGTAACAGGCGCAATGCAGGAGGGTATCGACAATGAAGATTTCGTCAGAAATGAATACGCAAGCTCCCAAGGAGTTATCGTTAGGCAAGCTGGATGTTTTTACGATTCATTTTCCATCGCAAGTCCAGACGGACTTGTGGGAGATGATGGCGGTATTGAGATTAAATGGTTGCAGGATTCAAACTGGACTTTGGTCGCAACAAGCGGAAAACCTTTGGACGAGCACTACTACCAAATACAATCTAACCTTCGCTTATCAGGACGAACTTGGTGGGATTATATCGCAGCTAACGGTAACACAGGTCGATACGTCATTATTCGTGTTGAGCGTGATGAAGAACTCATCAGCCAAATCGGTGAGTCGGTCAAAGACGTAGCATTAATACATAAACTAGAACCAGAGAATATGTATACATTTTCAGGATCAGTACCAACAATAGAAATTAGTGAGGAGTTTAACTAATGTTTAAGTTAGTAGAATGGGCATACAGTCTTGGTGTAAAACATGAACGCAGACGTATTTCATCATTCTTGACACAAGAATTACTGAAAAGTAAATTGAGACTCGACTTATACCAAAATGGGTATAAGTTTCGTAACCAAATAGATCACAGTGAGTCATTAAAAGAGTACAACAATAGAATGAATCAACAGTCTGAAGTTGAAATACAACTTCAAAAAATAATAGATGGGATATTTCATGTACATAAAATTGACACAACTGAAATATATAAATCTGTAATGTTTCCAGAAGGAGATGAATAATATGATCGACCAAATAGCGAACGAAATAATTTTATCAAGCTTACTGCTTCACACTAATAGTGTTGCAAGAATTGCAGAAAATCTTGGGTATCAGCCAATACTTATTATGAATGCACTTTATGCCGGTGAACGTGATTCTAAGTTCACGTATGTGAAAAAGAAAGATATCATCAACCTGTCAGAAGGTATTGAAACTTCGCATTTGATGATAACAAGTGGACTTCGTGAAAGCCAAGATCAGATCGAGACATTTATTACTAATCAGAATAGATTGCAAACCGATCTAACGATTGAAGAACTCCATGCGTTTATCCCTAATTTACCAGAATTTCATTTAAAGCTAGCAATTAGTTCTAGTCGTGAACTCGCAACGTATGAAATTTCTGATCCTAAAGACAAGAAAAGTGTGTATACGTTTGTTACTCTAAAAATTAATGAAGCTAGGAAATTTGGTCAAAAGCAGTTTGATGCGACTAAACCATCGACATTTGCTAAGCATGCGAAAGGTAAGAAATAAATGTTCAGGTCAAATGATTACATTAATATATTTTTAGGAATTGTGATTGGTATACTGATTTCTAAAGAATACGAGCAAAATAAGGAAACAAAATAATGGACTTATCAACAATTACAGATATCAACCAACTTAAAGCTATGGCCTATGACGAGATTGCCACTATTCAAAGTAGCCAAGCGAACCTTGACAAAATTAATGCCCGTATCTTAGAAGTGAGTTCAACGTTAATTCCAAGCGAATCGCCAAATGATGACTAACCTTGATACAACACTAGATGAAATACTAAGAAATCTTGAAAGGGAAACTCTACTTTTCGCAGATAGTGATAGAACCTCTGCAAAAGGTATACATAGTAAAGCCAAAGCCCAACTCAAGACCCTGTTATTACAAGAACGGATAAATGGTATATATGACGCTACTGGAGCGTCTAAAGGATGGTTGATAAATCGAGTTAATGACCTAGAGAACCAAATAAAGGAGTTGAAGTAATGACTGATAGTAATACACGAGAAGAACTACGAGAAGAGTTGTCGGATCTTCCATTTCAAAACGGTGGTGGTTGGAATAATACCCTTGGGGCTAATATTGATCCTATATATTTCGATAAATTACTTGATTTTATCTATCTCTATACCCAAAGGAAAGAGATAGAAGCACGACTACAACTCCACAAAGAACCAAAGGAGAGCTAGTGATGAGTAAACACATTTTTCTAACTAAAGGAACACTGTTAGGCACTATAGCAAAGTATGCCGTGTCGCAAAGTCCATACGCCTATCCAGAACATCTAGAAATTGTTCTGTATAAACTGAATGCCTTTGTAGAAGGTAGATTTAAAGAATCGCCTATGAGAGTAGCCGAATTTGCAGACGATATAGATTTACTTGACTTCTTGCATATACATCTTGCAGGTATACCAGAGTATATTGCTTGGAATGAACGTAAGAACGGAAGAGAATCAGAGTTTGCCTTTGTAAGTCGTTACGATGGCGAAGCAAACCCAGATGACGACTTTATAGACTTAGATGCTCTAGAGCGTAATGTGGTTACTGAAATAGAGAGAGAAGTTTAATCATGACTGATAGTAATACAGAGATACGAGAACAGCTACACCGTTTGATTATAGAAAATCAGAGTGATGATGGCTCAATAGATATATCAGACCGGAGTGCAATGGCGGATGAGATACTGGAACTTATAGCGACCTATACCCAAAGGAAAGAGATAGAAGCTAGGATTGATGAAGTAGCTAGTAATATTTGCTGTCACCACTCTCAAAATCATAACGAAGAATGTCCACATATAACTAATAGATTAAATGAATTAACAAAGGAGCTAGAGATATGAAAGTTATAAAAGAACACAAAGACGATACTATTATCAGTCGAAACGTATATCATAGGTGAGGATGAGTATGGCAATATCGGCTATGACGGTGAAGATATGGTTGACGAAACTAGTTATGAACAACTTGCATGTAACGAACTCCGAGCTACTCAGCGTAAAGCCCTTAACTCCCAGACTGGAAAGGAATAAGATGAATAAAGAACTAAAATATGCAGTGCTAGATGACGATAATAATGTTTGTACACCTTGGATGGCTACGTATGATGAGGCTATTACAGAATGGGAACATGAGACAGGCGAAAAGTGGAATAAAGACGAACCATATAATTCAATTTTGAGTCTTACAGATGAAGAAATTGAAGCAATACCAGAGAGAGATTAGTCATGACTACCCAACTCCCTAAGGCTAATACACTCAGAGTTACGATAAACAGTGATGACCAAGAGATAATAAAAGTAGCTCTTATTAAATTACACGAGAGTAGCATCGTCAACCCAAAAATTTACCCTGAATACGCACTTGCATCAAAACAACGAATGTACCAACTGATGGCAAAGTTAGGTATCGCATACGAGGCTAACGAATTATGAACCCTACAATAGATAACGAACAACCAAAGAAGCTAAAAGAAACTTACGACATTTGTCCTCTATGTGAAAAAGAAGTCGGTATACTTTGCAACAACGGAGATTGTTCATGAGAATACTTGTAGCTTGTGAGTGCAGCGGACGAGTGCGAGAGGCTTTTAGAAAGCTGGGACATGACGCTTGGAGTTGCGACATACTTCCTGCGGACGACAACTCACCGTATCATATTCAAGATGATGTTCTAAAACATTTAGATGATGGCTGGGATTTAATGGTCGCACATCCACCTTGCACCTATCTCAGTTCTGTTGGCAACAGGCATTTAAACGCTCCAGGAAGAGCCGAAGCACGACAAGACGCAGCAGACTTCTTTATGGCACTTGTAAACGCTTCTATTGAACGAATAGCGGTTGAGAACCCTGTAGGCTACATGAACACTTACTATCGAAAGCCAGACCAAATTATTCACCCATATTATTTTGGAGAGCCATTTAAAAAACGCACCTGTTTATGGCTCAATAACCTACCAGCACTCAAGTGGGATAAGGATAAAGCCGTCAAACCTGAGCCACTATTCTATCTAGCAACTAGTGGTAAACCAATAAATTGGGTTGAGGGCGTAAAAGGAGTTAAAGACCGCCAAAAAGCTCGTAATACAACATTTCAATCAATAGCAGACGCAATAGGCAATCAGTGGGGGACACTATGACTACTATACCAATAGAGGAACTATTGCAACAGATTGCATACATTGGGTATAAGGCTGGTGAGGCAGTAGGAACACCGAATGCTGATAATCTTTACGAACAGACGCAAATAGCCGTTAAACGTGCAGCAGACCGTATCACCGAGTTATCAGCCCTAGAACAAAAGAGTGAGGGAAAATAGGCGTATAATAGATAGACAATATGAGTAAATTATCTAGAGTTAAGTTGTATTTCGAGTTTGACAAAACTGTAGCTACACTTAAAAAAGAAATTAAAGTCAGAACAATAAATTAGGTGTATAATCTTTTCTAGAAGCAGATCGCTTCCCTGTGTCGAAAGGAACTCAACTATGATCGCTACGAGCGAAAACTGTCCACTGACACAGGGGGTGATTCTGTAATCTCCCGTGCAGGGTTACGCACATGATTGTACGGTTACTACTCTGATCTACAATCCGTCTTGCCCGACGTTAAAGGGCTTTTTCTCATATTAAAAAAGACTCACGAGCTTATGTGAGTCTTTTATTTAGCAGTTAGGCTGTTGGTGGGGTGGTGTTGCCACCTTTGAGCTTGGAAGTGAACTGATTGTACGCAATTGCTGCAACAACACAAATATAGAGCAATACTGCCACGAATGCCCCTAAGCTTGTAAATGTGAAGCTCGGACGTACCACGATGAGTGTAGCCACGAACGACAGTATTAAGTTGACCCATGCTGGGTATTTACTAGTAAACTGCACTGGAACGAGTTTTAGAAGCTCTGTGAGTACTAATACGACGATTGGTGCTATTCCGGCTGCTGCGGTAATGGTTGTATTGAAATTGAAATCCATAATGAAATTCCTCCTATAGTTATTATAACGCCGTTTGAGCACCTGTTTTAGTATCTTGTAAGGTACAGGTGTCAATATCTGATATTGTTTCGTTTCCACGATCAGGTTGAGCAAAAAATGCAGCTAAACAATCTAAGTGACGGTTAAGCTCATTATATTGATCGGTTCTAAGTGTTGAACCATTCGATAGTCTATCGGTGATACTCTGAACGCCTTTTAGAATCTGCTGGTCTGCTCTAAGCTCTTGCTGTATATTATTGGCAGCGAATGCGATTATAACAGTAGTGAGCATAACTGATATAACGGTTACGGCCATAGCTATAATAACAGCATTAGTTCTAAAAAATAGCCCTGTTTTGCGTAGTAGTTTTGGAGTCATCATATACCAGTTCCTGCCAAGTTTATATGAAGCAACGTAGCCACTATGACCAGTACTACCAATGCACAAAGCGCAAAGATATATACGGTTTTAGGATCGACATTAAATTTTCTAGCTATCTTTTGATTCTTTATATCGGCTAATCGTTTTTCTTGCTTAGTAACACGACCATTAGTGTATTTGGCCTGTGTAAGAGCTTGGTTCGCAACAGAAGTAATTGTATCGAGCTTCTTATCTTGAGTGTCCATTCTTTTAGACAACTCCTCGGCATTATGATTCATCAAATCTAACAGGGGCTTTAGAAAATCTGGTTGTTTAGTCATATCAAGTTCCATTGCTTATATCCCACTATCATAGCTGTTATTGTAACAGTTTATGCTTACTTATTGAACTAAATATTGACCGGGCGCAAGTATGGTAGGTGGCGTACTAGCTTGCATGCCTTTTTCAGCTAATTGCTTCCAAAGTAGAGTCTCAGGACTACCTTGAATAGTAAGTAAACAGTCTGACCAAATTCTTCCAACGAAGTTATTTTGAAACTCTGTACGAGAAAGTTTCGCACCTGTTCGTTCGCTACGTCCCGTACAATCATCAAATGTTTGCGCAAAAATATTATAATAAATGTCTGTATCTTCAACCATATCGTTATCTCCTTGTTCTACTAAATGTAAATATCCACTATACTCACTCCAACCTAAATAAGTACAACTACCGTGCGCTGCTGCATACACACTAATTAAATTGGCTAAATTAGGGTGAATATAGCCTGTTGCGTGCCAGCCAGCTTGTGTTGATGAAATGACTGTACCATTGGCAAGTGCAATAGCAGTATGGCCATCTCGATTATCTCCTAACGAGAAATACACTTTAACAGCCATACCAGATGGAGGCTGTTCATTTGCATGGTTTCCATTGCCATAGTTGCTATTCCAAGCGGTTATTGCAGATGGGTATTTGCCGATAGCCGTCCATAAGCCGGTTGAACCGTCTATATATGGCTTACTTGCTTGACCAAAAATGCCTTCACCAAAAGCTTCACATAAGCCACCGTAATACGGCCAATTAAGATTCGGCTGGGCTATCTGTTGGTACATCTGTTTCGCTCTCGGTTACTTCAGGTGTTTCTTCTGTTGGTGCTCCATCTGTTTCATCTGTTGGTACATCTGTTTCAGGAACTTCAGGAACTTCAGGCGTAACCTCTTCACTGGGAGTTTCCTCTTCAACAGCCTCTTCAATAGCTTCCTCAAATGCTTCTTCAGCCTCTTCAAGCTTCACCTGTTCAGGATTAGTGCTTTCAGCTGCTTCTGGTTTAGCAGTAAGTTCTGTTACTGCATCTTTATCTTCTGGTTTTACGAGAGCTTCGTTCGCCTCAAGTTGCGCTTCATGGTTCTCTTGCGCTTGTTCACGAGAACGTTCAAAGTTGATTTCTTGTGGTGTTTTTTCTATAGTTTCAGTCATAATTCTAGTACTCCAATTTAATAACTTTATATTAGCAAGTAATGGCAGTAAAAGCAAGGTCGCTCATAGTACCCGTAAGCTTTACATACCACCCTGTAGGTTTGAAGCTGTTGGTAATGCTACTGAAGCCATTGTTTGTGTCCTGTATAAAACTATTTAATAGCTCTATAACTGTTTAGACACTCTTTTGGTCTTGCGGTAGCTTCTTTTAGCCTTACCTAAGTTATTGCGACTATAGACTTTTATCTATGTATGAGGACATTATACCATCATATTAGTTAATTATCAACCAGTTAAATGTACTGCTGTCTGTTATTAAGGAACTATTAACCACGAATGATGTACCAGCCGTCTTTGTACCCACTGATAGTTGTCCGGTGCTGCCAGACGTATCGGTTATAAATATAAGACTTGAAGCTGTTACAACAGAGGTAGATATAGTGGCTGTACCTGAGGCTAGTGTACCTGTTCCAGCCGAAGCATTCGTACCTGTAGTAATAGATATCTTCTTTAGTAGAGGAATGATGAGACCGTTGTTAAGGTTAGTAGTTCCGGTGAGGGTGATAGTACCCGAAGTTGTTATTGGATACGCCGTACCTGCTGCACGGAGTCCAGCGTTTGATAACACTACCCCTAGATCATTGGTAGCCACTGACTGAATAACAGGGGTAGCATTGTAAAAGCCTAACTTCTGACTTGTTGCTGTACCAATCTTAAGTCCGGTAGTCGTATCAGTGATTATACTTCCGGCATTTATCGTCGCACTCGTTGTGAAGCTCGGTGTTACGATCGTCGGAGAAACTGACATTACAAGATTTCCAGCTGTACCCGTTTGACTTGTCGTTGCGAGAGCTGTACCACCATTGATAGAAAGAGATGTAGGGAAAGAAACTACCCCATAGCCGTCTGAATCACCGAGCACTAAGTCAATAGCTGTAGCGTTCAAAGTTCTAACAGTTGCTACTCCTGCATCAAAGTTATTCATTAACTCGATAGCAGCCGTACCTGTGTCCATAGTCAGAGCCGTAGAACCAGATACAGATGAGTTACTCTGGTAGGCAGTAATAATTACTCCCTTGGAAGAGCCTGTAATATAGATTTCCTTGGATGACTTACTTTGGTAGCCATAACAACCGCTTAGTGTCGTTCCAAGTGAAGCAACAGAAGAACCATCTGCACCCACGTAGAATCCATTAGCAAGTGTGTGCGTACCATCAAGTTCAAACCCAGAGGAATAAATACCTACCGAGTTACATCCCTCAATAGAGTAAGCGTTACCAGTTACATTCGTCGAGATGTCACATGCACATGATTGAAGTGTGATATACGTACCGTTCACAATACGGAATCCATACTGAGTAGGAGCGTTGGCATAACAGTTTATGAGTGATATAGAGGTTGATACAGAGCCGTAGTGAGCAAGTGCTGAACCGTTAAAGAAGTACCCACCGTAACATTGATACGCATGACAGTCTCGCAAGGTAGAGACAATAAGACTTTCAAAATTAAAGCCATACTTGCCCGTTCCACCGAATCCATTAGCACGTACGTTGTCAATCGTCCACTGGATAAAGGCTGGAGCAGATGTCGCCTGTTGTGCTGCGTAAATACCGTTACCAGAGTTAGTAGCTGTACCAGAGAAAGCAACACAAATATTCTGAATAACAATACCCGCTGATTGTGCGCCGTTTGCAGGGTCATTTAAGGCCTTAATAACGTCTATACCAGTAGTAGTCTGGTTGATGATAGTACCTGTTACGCCACTAGAACCCGAACCTTGTAGTGTGATGTTAGAATACGCCACGATCGTAGGCGTGGTTCCACTATAGAGCTTAATAGGGTTAGTCGATATCTTATATGTTCCTGCTGGGAATTTAACTATACCACCACCATTAGCGTGTGCTGCATCTACGGTAGCCTGAATAGCTACGGTATCGTCAGTTGTACCGTTACCAGTAGCCCCATATGCTTTAACATCAAAGACAATTTCACCTTTATCAAGTAGATCACCAGCATTGAATGTTTGTGCTGCTGACCATGTGTTAGGGCTAGACGCAGAGACACCACTTGCGTAGTTTGGAATGTTTAAAGCACCTCCTGTAAGAGTCGCTGCTCCGGAAGTACCGGTAGTGGTAAGGGTTAGAGCTGCCTGTTTAGCTGCTAAGTCAGTAGTAAGGTTAGTAACTTGTGATTCTGCTATCTGAATAGCTGTTGAGGTAACTGCTGTTAGAAGTCCTTTAGCGTTAGCAGTTATAGCTGCCACTGTCGTTGCACTTCCGAAGCTACCAACATTAGAGTTTACGGTTGCTAAAGTAAGAGCGTTGGTGTTATTTGCACCTCCGTTGAATGTACTACCGGCGCTCGTAGCATCTCCAGTTACTATTCCTATAGTTTGACCTGTTTGAAGAGTAGTTGCTGTTCCTGCGTTACCTGCGATAGTAGTAATTGTCACATTACTACTTAAAGTACTACCATTTACAGTTGTTGTTTTTGGCACTAATAGCGCTTCGGCTGCTTCGGCACGAGTTGTCTCAGTGGCTACTGCTGTGGTAGCCGTTCCAGCAGCATCAAAAGCCGATGTATTCTGCGTTGCAGCAGTTCCTAAGCCTAGATTGGTTCGGGCAGTTGCGGCGTTATTAAGATCAGATAAGTTATTGAGAATTGCGAGCTTTGTTGAATCTACTACAGTTTGAGTAACCCAAACCATATCAAAATCTGCATTACTATTTTTACCTAAAATTTGACCCGTAGTACCACCAGCTATAATTCCAGCTCCGGGCTCACCAGTAAGCAAAACGGTGCTAACAACAGAGGTTACAGACTGAGAAATACCAGTTATTTCAACAGCACTATTCACCGTAGCTAGATTAACTTGAATGGTATAAGTAGGATTCATCTAGATTACATAATCCTGTAGAACCTTTACTTTGCAGGTTATTGGTGTAGCAACACTTGTACCACTTTGTTTAAGCTGTACTTCTGCAAAATAAGTTGATCCTACTGTAAGTGCTTTAGACTCAGTCGTGGTGATGGTAAACGCATAATGTGCGCCTTGAGAGTCAGTAGTCAAAGTCTGATTAGTTCTAATAGCAGCTGCGTCGCTGTTACTGGTAGGAGCAGGGTCGTCCGTTAAAGCTGCATCAAGAGTAATTGTACTCCAGTCAAAACCAACTGAAGGGTTAGAAAAAGAAAAGTAAAAAGTAGGTGTATCTCCTCGTTTGAATGGGTCTAGTTCTACCGTTATATTAGTAGCCATTTAAGCTGTCCTATTCCACAGATAGGTAACGATATATGGAGGTAAGTTGTTGTGTGCGCCCCCACCTCCGGTATTTCCTACTGATATAGAAGCGTAGCCAGTTTGAGTACTTTGAGGTACAGGACTACTAGCAGTATTAAGATTAACATTTCCTTGAATAGCCGTAGAACTACCTCCGGCAGTAGCTGTTGTTTCGCCGTGTGTGTGTCCTGCATCTGTTGCGGAGTGGTTGTGTGAAGGCATTTCACCAGTAACGAGTGTATGATTAGACTCACCACCAGTAGCACCACCTGTAAATGTCTCATCACTTGTTCCAGCTCCGATAATAGTGCGTCCAGTAGCAAAAGCTGTCCATGTACCAAATCCAAAGGTGGTAGCAGGGTTCGTGCCTGTTGTCTCTATGTAGATCGAACCTACTGGATAAATTTGCTTAAGAGCATTGGTAGCGAGTGCGCCTGTATCGGTATGAGAAACGCCTAGAATAGTCGAAAAGTTATCAGCCCATGCGGTTGTAGGCTTGAGAAGTATAAGATCACCAGCTGAGTTACCAAGATCAGTATATCCCGGCGCAATAGTGTCAATAACGAGTGTTGAACCAGAAACATGTCCATAAAATACAAATACAGTTGTTGGGTCTAAAGTATCATCAGATTGTTCAGTACCAGATGTGGCAATAAAATAAGCCGGCCAATTAGCCACAGAATCTACATCAATAACGCTTGAACCACTTGATCTAATTGACTCAACAGTTGCTGCAACTGCTTCTCCGCTACCATTGCTTGCATTTATGTGTTTCAGGCTCATTGATTAGTAACTCCTCTTGTGCTTTTATAATAGCACATTTATCTCTGTTTTTAGTTGTTGTAAAAATTACAACACTTTGATTTCTATTTGAGGCAGAAAACCAATAAAAATAGCCCCGTAGGGCTATTTTTATAATCTCGATCCGATTAGGAAATTGTACCAGTTTCACGAACAAGTGAGATGTTGTTGGTCTTTGTAGAGTCAACAAATGTATCACCTCGGTCACGCATTTGAACTTCGATACCGCTAAAGCCTGACATTTCTGTAAGAACTTTGTAATCGGTAGGAGTCATCTTAGGCATAACGTTGATGATCGCACGCTTGTCAGCCATCAGCACATAGATAGGCAACTGTGAGCTTGCACCAAGAAGTGTGAAGTAGCTGTCAGGAGTAGCGATACAAGTAACACCCTTAAACTTACCAAGGAAGGCACTGTTAATAGCTTGGTTGTAACCAGCGTCAGAACCTGTAAACGTAATCTGGTTAGAGAGTGCGTTTGCATAGCTGTCTGCAAGCCATGCGATAGTGTTATTAACATCTGCACCCTTAGCGTGGATATTAATAAACGCTTGACCAAATAGGGCGCTAAGACCAGTTGAAGGAAGCGCTCCACTTGAGAGGGTAACTAGAACATCGTTTGCTACGTTTCGACCAAGTGCAACTTTGTTTAGTGAGTAAACATCGTGTGCAGGAACGAAGATGTCATTAATTTGCTGTTTAGCCCAAGCAGCTGCGAAGTTGGCAACTGGTGTATCTTGAATAAGTGTTTGCTGGATTCTTTGGAACAATGCTTGGTTGTACGCAAGCGATAGGCTTTGTAGGGTTGTACCAACAAGACCAACGGTAACTGGAGTAACACTTGTCTCTGTGTAAGAGCTAAGTGTACCATCAGGGGTGGCAACAATCTGAATGGTGTTAGCACCAGTCCATTTGTAGCCGTTATCACCAACATAAGGTGCGAATACTGATTTTAGCGAGAGTGGAGTCGCCATCAGATTGGAGGTAGTTGTGCCGTAATTCTGAGTCATAATTATGTATCTTCTTTCGTAAAAAATCTATTAAAAGGCATTAGCCTATATCAGAATTATACAGCTTATGTCAATACGAAAGCAAGCATTTTATTCTCTAGAAATCGAAGTTCACTTGGTCATCTGGTAAGTACGCTGGAATAGAACTTGTAATAGAGTCAGTATTGATAAGAAATGTACCTGTTGTAGCGTTGAAAAACTGCAAAATAGCATCACTCATATAACGAATTGCGTCTGCATAGTGAGATACTGTCGTGTGTTCTGCACCCTCATAATCACCAGTATAGGCATTGAACTTACGTTTATAGAGCACCATTTTCTCAAATAACTTAGTTGTCCCAGAAGCTTCAGCAGTCACGAACGGACTATTCATAAGCTG